ATTGATCAATATGACGTGGTACTCGTCTCGATTACTTCAGATTGCGACTGGTGGGATTTTATCGCCCAGCGTGTGCGATGGAGGCCCGGGCATTATAAAGTCATCGTTGGCGGGCAGGGTGTTTTAAACGTGAGACCATTTTTAGAGTATGCAGATTATTTCGTGTTGGGTCGAGCCGAAGGCGTCATCGATAAGCTGATAAAATGTATTGAGAGCGGTAAACGCATTGATAACAAAAGCGTAATTGAGAGCAAGCGTTTTGACCCAGATAAAAAGTATTATATTAATCAGGTTGATGACATATATCCTCATGAATTAACGCTTGGTGGCGGTAAAAAATACCAAGAAGACACCATCGGATGCAATCATAAATGTATGTATTGCGGCTACACCTGGCAGAGAAAACACAGCAATAAATCCGCATTCGAATATAGCGGACTCTGGAATGGAGGATCCGACCGTGAACGGGCGATGATCGATATGGACAACGGAGTCGACGTTGATCTTAATAAGCTTAGAACAACCGCTATTGATGGAATGTCTGAGAGATTGCGATTTAAAGCCAATAAGAAAATAAGCCGCGAGATGCTGCGCAATTTTATTGAGCGGCTGGCCCAATGTGAAAAGCCTCATCAAGTCAAGTTCTACAACATAATCGGATATCCTAGCGAGACGATGGATGACTGGATGGAATTCAAAGAAGACATCAAAATCGTAGATTCAAAAATGAAAAAGCGTGACAAGCAAACCTGTATCTTGCTGCATTCTACTCCATTCAGGGCGATGCCGGCTACTCCGTGGGCATGCGAGCCGATGCTTTACGAGAATTTAAGAGGACAAATAGGAAAACGTCTCGGGCCTCAAAATAAAGGCAATATTTTTTATCAAGGCAATGTGTTATGGGCTGTTGAAAGTATGGCGACCGATTCTTTGTCTACTGTGATTTTGTCGACGATTGTGTGGAGAGCGACAGAGAAAGATGCGGATTCAATCAGGAAAGTGGCACTGTCGAAAAAGTTCTGGCGGTCAAGCTCTAAGATTAAACAAGCTACTCTTGAAAATTATTTTGATGTTAAAAATCTGTTTAAGGAATTGAGCTACGACGAATTGCCGACAAAATATCTTAATACATATTCAAACATCGAGAAATATATCACAAATAGAAAGGCGGTGCAGCTTAATGGCAAAGATATCATTACAGACCCAGGCGGAAGAGTTGATCCGCCAAGCGCAGGAAAAGGGAGTTAAGAATAATTACTTTTTCGTGACAACATTCAAGCGTTACCAGGTTCAGCTCAGCATGCTCGAAAGATTAGAGGCCGTCATCAAATCGGAGCCGTCGATTGTCGAGAAGGAATACGTCAAGGGCAGAAAGAACATCGTGACGCATCCAGCCATTACGGAATACAACAAGACATCCACAGCAGCCAACCAGACGGCGTCAACGCTGCTTAAGATCATCACGACATTTGCTGAGGAACAATACGAGGACGGCATGGCGGCCGATGAGCTATAGTGAACACATACAGCGATACATCGACATCGTAGAAAGCGGGGAGCACCCCACATCGAAAGAAGTCAAAGCCTTGGTCAAGCACGTGAAGTACTGTTTCGAGAACGAGGATATCTACATCAACGAGGAGCAGGCCGACCGGTACATAAGCCTCGGGAGGTATTTCCCTTTCGATGAGATATTCCCTTGGCAGGATTTCATCATCACGCTGCACGACTGCACCTACTGGGCCGATTCGGATATGCCGCGCTGGCCGGATCTGTTCTGCATGACGGGGCGTGGATCCGGGAAGGATGGCATGATCGCACTCGAGGCGGTGGCCCTGTCGTCCCAGTACAACGGGGTCGATCACTACGACGTTGACGTCTGCGCCAACAACGAAGAGCAAGCCATCCGCCCGGTGTGTGACGTCATCGAGGCGTTTGAGCAGCCGGCGTACGTCAAGAAGCTGCGGCATTACTACTACTGGACCAAAGAGCAGGTTGTCAATCTCAAAACCAAGTCCGTCATCAAGGGCAGGACCAATAACCCGAAAGGCAAAGATGGCCTGCGGTCGGGGATCGTGATATTCAACGAAATCCACCAATACGAAGATTACAGAAATATCAATGTCTTCACCACCGGTCTCGGAAAAAAGAAGCACCCGAGGCGCAGCTACTACACGACCAACGGGGACGTCCGGGAAGGACCGCTCGACGATCTGCTGGAAACAAGCGAGGGCATCCTGTTCGGAGGAGATCCGGACAATGGACTGCTGCCATTTATATGCCGCCTCGACGCAAAGGAAGAAGTTGACGATCCAGACAAATGGGTCAAAGCTTGCCCGTCGCTGCCCTACATGCCCAACCTGATGCAGGAAACCCGCAAGGAATACAGCGAGTGGAAAAAGAATCCGCATCGATTGCCGGCGTTTATGACGAAACGGATGAACATTCCGGACTCGAATTCGGAACTCAAGGTGACGGATTATGAAAACATCAAGGCGACGAATCGAGAACTTCCCGACCTTTGGAGTTGGGCCTGTGTCTGCGGGATTGACTACACCAAGATTACGGATTTCGCCAGCGTCACGCTGCATTTTCGAGACGAGGATACAAGGTACGACATCGGGCACACGTGGGTATGCAAGCACTCCAAGGACTTGCCGAGGATTAAGGCGCCGCTCGATGAGTGGGAAGCCATGGGCCGCCTTACGTTCGTGGATGACGTTGAAATCAATCCGGCGTATCTGACCGACTGGATCCAGGCGATGAAAAGCCGCTACATGATCAAGATGGTCGCCATCGATGATTTCCGTTTCGCGCTGTTAAGCCGGGCGCTCCTGGATATCGGTTTTGACATGAAGGTGCACAAAAACCTTAAGCTGGTACGGCCGTCGGACATCATCAAAGCGTCTCCGGTTATTGATAGCTGTTTCGCCAATCAAAACTTTATCTGGGGCGATGCACCGGAAATGCGGTGGGCGACCAATAACACCAAGATGATCCGATACGGTCGGACAATCACCGGGACGGACGGAGATATCGGAAATTTCATCTATGCGAAAATCGAAGGCAAGAGCCGCAAGACAGACCCATTCATGAGCCTGGTCGCGGCGATGACAATAGAAGATCAACTCGGACAACGACGGAAGGGCGTTAAGCTTCCCGACGTCGCTATATTCTGACGCCACGGGGCGTTTTTTTTAATGCAGAAAGGAGGTAGCGATGGCATTTAAAGTTTTTCAGTGGATCGCAAGCAAGTTGGCCACCGACTCGACCAAGGTCACCGGATTCCTGGATGAGGAAGTCGTGACCGATGCGGGCATCCAGGCATGGCTGAGAATCATGGCTTACAACACCTGCGTTTCGAAGATCGCGGCAGCCGTGGGCTCCTGCGAGTTTGAGACGTACGCCAACAATGAGCTGTCCAAGAAATCAGAATACTGGCAGTGGAACTATGACCCGAACCCCAACCAGAATAAACGCGAGTTCTACAATCAGCTGATTTACCGATTGTACTACGACGAAGAAGCGCTTATCGTTAAATCTGCCAGCGGCAGCATGTTCGTCGCCGACACGTTCACGCGAAACGAGTTCGACATCACGGGAGATACCTTCTCCGACGTGATGATCAAGACGACGAAGCTCAATCAATTTCCGTATCGCCAGCAGGACGTCCTGGATCTTAAGCTTGAATCTGCCGGCGTACAGAAAGTACTCAGTGGAATCGCAGAGGCTGAGGCTAAGCTGATCGAGACGATGCGGGCATCATTTATCCGTGATAAAGGTAAACACGGCGTCTTGAAGATCAGCGACACAGCAGCTATGGACAAGGATTTTAAAGACACCTACACCGATTTAATCAATACCAGGTTTTCAAAATATTTTTCAGCGGATTCGGCGGTGCTCCCGTTATTCGAAGGTTATGAATATATCCCCGAAGCACCCCAGGCTGCTGGCAACGAAACGGACAAGATCCGGACGATGCTCAACGACACGCTGGAACTGACGGCGGCAATGATGGGTGTTCCGCCATCGATCGTCAAAGGCACGGGCGTGACAGATGATGATTTCAACGCATTCATGACCTATACGGTACTCCCAATCACCAAGATGATCGAGACCGAGGCGAATCGCAAATTGTTCGGACAGGCGGAAGTTCTGGCAGGAAACTACATGGTCGTCGATACGTCGCCGGTTAAATACTCCGACTTGTTCGGGCTCGCAACGAATATTGACAAGCTCATTTCGAGCGGGGCGTTCAGCGTCAACGATATTCGGATGCGTCTCAACGAAACGACGATCAGCGAAGACTGGGCAGATCAGCATTGGATGACCAAGAATTACAGCCCGGCAGACGAACTCATGAATGGAATATCTGAAGGAGGAGGCACCAATGGTACCTAAACTGTATTACAACATCGTCAACGACGAAGAGGAAAAAGCGTCTGACGTCTATATCTACGGCGATATCACCAGCTGGCCGTGGATGGAATCGGACGTTTCTGCGTTCAGGCTGGTCAACCAGCTTAATAACATCCCGCCAGAAAACAGCATCACGGTCCACATCAACAGCTACGGCGGCGAGGTGGCCGAGGGCCTGGCGATCTACAACAGTTTGAAAATAAGAAATGCAACAACTATATGTGACGGATTCGCGGCGAGCGCGGCATCCGTTATTTTTATGGCTGGAAAAAACCGCGTGATGAATCCGGCCTCGCTGCTCATGATCCATAACGCCAGCACGGTCGCTTTCGGAAATTCCGATGACTTGGAAAAGGCGGCTGAGGATTTAAAGGTCATCACCGAGGCGATTCGAAACGCGTATCTGGAAGCGGGTGTCAGCATTGACATCGATCAGCTGGAAGGAATGATGGATGACGAAACGTGGATCACGCCGGGCGACGCTTTGGCAATGAACTTCGCGACGGCAGTATCCGGAGCGGATGACACGGAAGACGAAGCGGTCGCATCGGCGCGAAGCCTTGTGTTTGACCGATTAACGGCAAGGCCTGAAAGTCGGGACGCTGAATCCCATGTGCTTGAAGGCATGAAAAGAATCAATGAGATTGTAGGCCGGCTCGAAGCCGCTGCAAATATTTTAGTCCCCGATCCTCCGGAGCCGGGCGACGAAGTCCACCACGGTTTTTTTAATTTCACGCCTAAACGGCAGGAGGAAAATCATGATTAACGCGGATAAAAGAAACAAAATTATTGACGCCATTGCGGAAGCTACTCGCGAAGGCAACGAAGATGCTTACAAGGATGGTCTGACATCCCTGTATGAAGACATCCAGGACCAGATTTTAAATCAGGCTGCTGAACTCAAAGGGGAATCAGAATCGACGATCCTGGCATCCCGCGGCGTGCGCCAGCTCACCAAGAAAGAAGTGGAATTCTATGACCGCTTTATCGAAGTGGCTAAAACTGAAAGCCGTCCGGTCGATGCGCTCACCAATATCGAAAAGACTTTCCCGGAAACCATCATCAGTGCTGTTATGGACGACATGGTCGGGACTCATCCTCTGCTGGGCGCCGTTGACACCATGAACGTCACCGGTCTGACCCGGTTACTGCTCAACACAGATACCGGTGCTGCCGCGGCCTGGGGCGCTTTGAATTCTGCAATCACCCAGGAAATCAGCAGCGGATTCGAAGAAATCGACTTGACCCAGGGTAAACTGAGCGCATTTATGCCGATTTCGCAGGATATGCTTGCTCTCGGGCCTGTCTGGCTGGATAGCTATATCCGCACCTGCCTGTCCGAAGCGTGGGCGACCGGCCTTGAAAACGCCATTGTCTCCGGTATCGGAATCAATGGTCAGCCCATCGGGATGATCAAAAGCATCGCATCCGGCGTCACCGTATCAACCGAAACGGGTTACCCTGACAAAACCGCGACCTCCGTAACTGATTTTGGGGCTGCAACATTTGGAAACCTGGCTTCAAAGCTGGCCAAAACCCGCATGGGTAAAGACAGAGCGGTCAGCGGCCTGATCCTTGTGACCAATCCGGCGGATTATTATAAGCTGGTCATGCCGGCGACCACCGTCTTGACTCCCAACGGGACTTATGTATCCAACGTGCTGCCGATGCCTGTAACCATCGTGCAGTCCTCCGGGATCGCGTCCGGCAAGGCCGTCCTCGGCATCGGTGCGAATTACTTCCTGGGCGTCGGCGGAAATCGCGGCATCCAGTTCAGCGACGATTATAAATTCCTGGAAGATCAGCGCTATTACAAAGTTGTCTCCTATGCGACAGGCCGTGCCAAGAGCGACACCGACTTCCTGTATCTCGACATCAGCGCCGTGGCTCCGGCATACGTACCGATTAAACAGATTTCTTAAATTTTAGAGGTGATTTAAATGGCGGTGTCTTCGAGCCTTTTGGCTGACGTAAAAAATTATCTTGACGTTACATGGACCGATACGGCCCTCGATGCAAAGCTGACTGGCCAGATCGAGCGCGGTATCGCGTACCTGACCAAGAAAACCGGTGCGACCGACTTCGAAACAGAAGGCCAGGCCAAGACACTGCTGTTTAATTGGCTGCTGTACGACCGCGCGGGGAGCCTGGACGAGTTTCGGAAGAACTACATGCCCGACATTGTCGGGATGCAGATTGACAAGGAAGTGACAGATTATGCGGCCAGTACAACAAGTTGAGGTTTATCCCGACGGATTGGTTGACATTTGGACCACGAAAAACAGGTATTTGATTGCGAAGGCGGGGGCGTTTCGATACGAAAAGCTTTCCGTCGGCGTCAATCGCTATTACCAGGCATCTATCAGCAATTCGCAGATCGACATGCTCATCAAGGTTCCGTCGGTCAAGACAATTAAGCGCGAGATGATCGCCGTCGTCGACGGTGTCCAGTATTGGATTCATCGTGTCCAGGAAAAGCCGGAACGCGGCGTTTATTTTCTTGAGCTCAAATCACAGCAGCCACCCATGAAGGAGGCAACATGAAAAAAATTACAGCATTAAAGCCGTTCATCTGCGGAGCATACTCAGCTGACAAGGGCGAGACGATCGAGGTTGACAACGCCAGCGCGTCCTTGCTCATAAAAACAGAACTCGCAGAAAACTATAAACCACCGAAAAAGTCTGATGATGCCCGATGAAGATCGACATTGACCAGCTGAGCGATGAGATCAAGAAAGGTCTCGATGAAATGACCGTGTCGGTCGTTGAGCAGCTTAACCAGTTTGCCAAGGAAACGGCGGACGATACGGTCCAAGAACTCAAGCGCACAAGCCCCGTCGGAAAGCGCGGGCGATACGCAAAAGGCTGGGCTTGTTCCGAGCGCCCGGGGCAATCACTCGGTGAGCGGCACTTCGCCGTGCACAATAAAACCGATGCCTTTCTGACGCAGCTGCTGGAATACGGGCACATCATCAAAGCAACGGGCGGGAGAACAAGAGCAATCCCGCATATCAAGCCGGCTGAAGAAAAAGCCCGGGAGGAACTACTTGGAAAGGTTGAGGGCATGAAATTATGAATTACGGACAAATCTACATCATGCTGCAGGCATTTGGAGAAGCAAACGGCGTCGATGTGTCTTATTTCGAATTTGACGCAAGCCCTGCAACCGAGTCCTACATCGCATGGTTTGAAGAAGCTTCGGATGTGCTCGGCGCCGACAACAAGGTCTGGTTTAGTGCTCAGCACTGGCGCGTCGAACTGTACACGCCAAGAAAATTGCCGGATCTCGAAACGAAACTCACGGAATGCTTCGATGAAAACAGTGCATTCTGGCAAAAGGATGATCAGATCCACATCGAAGATGAACAAATGTTTTTAACAGTATTTCATATTTAGGAGGAAATAAAAATGGCCGAAGAAGCAAATCGCGTCGAATATGGGATTTCAAATGTCCACATTTGGCCGATTGAATCAACGGACGCGTCTGGCGTCCCCACATACGGCACGGTATTCGCAGAACCTGGAGCAATTGAAATTTCGCTCGATGCGGAAGGCGACAGCTCTCCGTTCTATGCGGACAATGTCGTGTATTATATGTGCAATTCGAACAACGGATATTCTGGAAAGCTTACCATCGTCAAGCCGTCCGAAGCGTTCAGGGAAAAGATCCTCGGCGAACTGCTGGACAAGAACGGCGTCTTGATCGAAGATTCTACGGTTGTCAGTAAGGAATTTGCCATGGCTTTCGAGTTCGAAGGCGATGCGAAAAAGGTGCGTCATCTGTTTTATCGCTGCACCGCCACGCGCCCGTCTGTCTCATCGAAGACCAAAGAAGATAAGATCGATCCCAACACGTCGGAACTTAAGATCACAGCGATTCCGCGCATCGACAATAAACACGTTAAGGCGCGCTGCGGAGAAGAAAACGACACGGCCTATTCGACCTGGTACGCTACCACTCCGTACGTCTACGTAGCACCGACACCATGATCAAGACAATAGACATTGACGACAAGCCCGTCAAATTCGATACTTCCCTGGCTTGGATGATTTTGTATAAAGCTCAATTCGGCGATGATCCTCTGAGCATCATCATGCCGGCGCTGCAAGAAGCCATCCCGCTGGTTTTCGTCGCAACGTCCAAAGACAACAAGATCGACCTCAACGACTTAACCGAATCAGATATTGAAGGAATCGCTGACATCTTCGGGACACTTGAAGCGACGCAGGTGCTCAACATTATCTGGGCACTGGCGAAAAACGCGGACAACAAGATTGAAGAGCCGATGGACTGGCTGCACGAATTCGAGTATTTCCCAATCGATGAAATCATCACGCAGCTGGTACCGGCTCTCGCCGAAACGTGCATCAGTAAAAAAAAATACAAAGCGCTGGCGCAAAAAATAAAAAAGACCAGGACAGCGAAGAATTCAATGCAAGCCTTGAGAGTGTCCTTACCGGAGGAATCAGCCGGGGATTGACATTGAGCGACGCCGACCGGATGGGCCTCGGGATGTGGGTAGACTACATCATCGAATACAACAATATTAACTTCCCCGAGGAGCAAGGTCATACGCGCAGAGCAACCCAGGATGATTTTGACAGGTTCTAACACCTGTCTTTTTTGATATAAGGAGGTGCGGAATGGCGTCCGGAAGCATTAAGGGCATAACGATAGAAATCGGCGGCGACACCACGAAGCTCAACAAGGCACTGCGCAGCGTCAACAGCGAGGTGCGAAACACCCAGAGCCAGCTGCGCGAAGTGGACCGGGCGCTCAAATTCGATCCGACGAATACCGACTTACTTGCCCAAAAGCAGAAACTCCTCGGGGACCGTATCGCCGAGACGAAAAGCAAGCTGGAAACATTGCGCGAAGCGGATAAGCAGGCGAAAGCACAACTCGCAAACGGTAAATTGGGCGAAGAAGACTACAGGGCATTGCAGAGAGAAATCACCATCACAGAAAGCAAGCTCAAGGGATTCCAAAAGCAGTATGACAATTTTTCGGTAGTTGGCGAAAAGCTCCAGGCAGTCGGAGGCAAGATGAGCGAAGTCGGATCCGCGATGACGAAATATGTCACCGGACCGATAGTCGCGGGCGCCGCTGCCAGCGCTGCCGCATTTAACGAAGTGGATGCCGCCATGGATACCGTCGCAGAAAAGACCGGCGCCACTGGCGACGTTTTGAGTTTGCTGGAAGATTCCGTCAAGAATATAGCGACGACAATCCCCACGGATTTTCAGACGGCCGGCAATGCCGTAAGCGACGTGTACGCCAGATTTAAATTGACGGGCGATGCCTTGGATGACCTATCTACCAAGTTTATCGAGTTTTCAAAGATCACGGGGACCGACGTCAACACGGCCATCGAATCGACACAGCAGATCTTGTCGGCTTTCGGCATGTCGGTGGATGACGCCGGGAACCTCCTCGGAGTTTTCACATCGGTAAGCCAAAACACGGGAATATCCGTTGATGAACTTATGAGTTCATTGCAGTCAAATGGTGCTACATTCAGAGATATGGGCCTTTCGGCCGCAAGTGCCACGACGTTGCTTGGTAACTTCGAATCGGCCGGCATCGACAGCGACACCGCGATGACCGGATTGAAGCGGGCAATGGTCAATTTCCAAGACCAGGGCATTTCTGCGACGGATGGGCTCAACGGTTTGATCGCATCTCTACAGGACGGAGAGGTCACGACTCAAGATTATCAAAGCGTCATTGACATCTTTGGCAAACGCGCAGGGGATGCCTTCGTCGATATGGCATCGTCTGGGCGTTTATCCCTCGATGGGTTAGGCACTGATCTTGGTAACTTTTCGGACGTCGTTTCGAGCACCTATTATCAGACGTTGGATCCGGCGGATCAATTTCAGGTCGCCATGAACCAGCTCAAGTTGGTGGGCTATGATGCATTTTCGACACTCGCTGAAGTACTGGCTCCCGCGATCCAGATGATCAGCGACGGACTCAAAAATCTGAGGTCATGGTGGGAATCGCTCTCACCGGGGACGAAAGACGCCATCACTAAAGCGGTGCTGATCGCTGCGGCCATCGGTCCGATCATCCTGTTAATCGGTAAAATATTAACAGGAATAGGAATACTCGCGACGGTATTGCCTGCACTCGCCGGCCCCGTCGGAATCGTGATCTTAATCATCGGACTTGTCATTGCCGCGATTATCGCAATCTGGACAAACTGGGATGCGATCAGCGCGGCACTACAAGCTGGATGGGAAGGATTCATCTCAGCACTCGAGCAGATGTGGCAGGGCCTCCAGGACTTTTTCATTGGAATTTGGGACGCCATCGTCGGGGCATTTAATGGTGCCGTCGGCGCGATCCAAGCAGCATGGGGCGCCGTCGTCGGATTTTTCCAGGGCATCTGGGACGGAATCGTCGCGGTATTCTCAGCGGTGGCCACGTACTACATTGGACAGTTTCAGGCCGCCATCGATGGTATTGAATCCGTTTGGGGCGGTATCGTCGGATTTTTCTCAGGCATCTGGGGGAGTATCCAGGGCGTTTTCGGAAGCGTGGGTCAGTGGTTTTCAGACACGTTCTGGGGCGCAGTCCACAGTATCCAGGACGCCTTTGGCGGAATCGGTCAGTGGTTTGAGGATTTATTCAATAACATCCACATCCCGACCTTCCACGTCTCCGGCGGTTTCAACTTGGATCCGGCCAACTTCCAGCTCCCAAGCATCGAGTGGTACAAGACCGGCGGGATCTTCTCCTCGCCGTCCATCATCGGCGTAGGCGAAGCGGGGACCGAAGCCGTGGCACCTATCTCTGAACTCAACAAATACATGACCGCGCAGTCCGGTCCGACCTATAACATCTATATCGATGGGATCAAATATAACGACGGCGATGCGATGGACCACCGGATTACGGACTTCGTCGACGGAATCATCATGAAAGGGGCGATGTTCAATGGCAACAATTAGCGATGGGACCTATGTCATCCTCAATGTGGCCAACACTGCCCTGGCCATGGACAGCGCCGGCGCGACTGATGGAAACAACGCAAACGTCTGGCTGTACACACGAAACGATACCGACGCGCAGCTGGTCAGGGTATGGACCCGCACCGACGGCACTCGGCAGCTTATGTTTTCGGCGACCGGAAAATGCGTAGATGTCACAAATTACAACGTTGCCCAGGGCGCCAACGTCGCCCAGTACACCGACAACGACAGCAGAGCGCAGAAATGGGCCATCGTTGACACCGGCGAAACGGCGACATATTCCGGCAGCACGTATAATGTATTTAAAATCAAGTTGTCCAGCAACGCCAATTATCTCATCGAATTTCAGGGTACCGGGACTCCGACATCCGGTGCCAATCTGTGCATCGCGGGCGACGAAAGCACCAGCGCTGACCAGAAATGGATTTTCATTCCGATGAACCCGGTGCCGTCCGGGACCTACAAGATCCGCTCAAAACTCAACACCGATATGGTGCTGGAAGTTGCCGGCGGGTCCATGGGTGTCGGGGCGCACGTCGTGCTCAACGGCGACGGAGACGGCAACCACCAGGTATTCTGGGTCCACGAGTATGACGCGGAGGGCCGTGCCAAGATCACGGCCACACACTCCATGATGCTCATGGAGATTTATGAGACCAACACGGCAAGCGCCAGCACCCAGGTATGCCAGTGCGGCGATTACGGCGGTACTGATCAGATGTGGGTGGTCGCGCCCAACGGCATCGCGTCCCGAAACGGGGCGACCGTCCCGTGCTACGAGGTGCATAATTATGCAGCGCAGCTGGACACGCTCTGTCTCGATGCGACCGGAGGCAACACGTCGCCGGGGACCTACGCGCAGATCTGGCCGAAGAACAACACCGACGCTCAGCGCTGGGTGTTCGATCCGGCGGAAATGCTTGCCGATACGCTTCCGGTGCCGGCCGCCATCCGTGCGGCCATCGCCGCTAATACGTCCGGGGGCACGGAGCTCGAAGCCAACAACGTCGCGGCGATCTATCCGTCGTGGATATGCGACGGGACGAAATATCAATGCCGGTTTCGCTACCGCACCCGTAAGCTCGGGCGCGCCCTGGGAGACTGGGGCATATGGCGCAGTCTGGCAGACAGTACGCCGGCCAACAACGGCTGGGGGACCATCGGAAGCCCGAACATCGTCACCGGAAACACCGCGCGGAAATACTCAGGCGTCGCGGCAGCCGTGCCGGCGGTGGACTGCGTGACATACGATTATGCAGAGGTCCAGTTTGAGGTCCGGCGGTTCGAAGCGGATTACTTATCCGATCAGGGCCTCAACGCCCACGGCAATGCAGCGTCGCAGACCATCCGGATGATCTGGATGCCGACGCTTACCGTCTCGGCGTTTGGCTGGTCCCCCGAGGGCCTGACGATCAATTACGCGTCAGACTATGCCCGGGGCGGCAACACTATCGTTGTGGACAGCGTCGTCGCCGGCGGAAAAGTGCTGTGCCGTGGGTATCAGGTCGATAATCAGCCATACAACGGCACAGTGACCATCCCCATGGATCAGCTGGCCTTCGTCCCTGATGATGGGGCAGCCGTATCGATTAACATGACGATCCGCACAGACATGGCCACGGCCACAGCATCGCTGACCGGCACTCTGGCATACGACGCCAACCATGGCATCAGCATTAACCCGACCTACACGGTCGACAACTACATGACGTACGCGACGATCACCCGACACATTACAGACGCCTGCTACCTGCAGGTGCCGCGCGATGGCGGGACGGCATTCGTGCCGTGCGAGGTGGCAGATAGCACATCCACAACAATCACGTTTCGAATCGTGCCGCCGCTCAATACCGAGTTCGCTGTCTGCTTCGCGTCCCATACGGGCAGCGCCTGGGCTACCAACGTGGACATCCTGGCGCCCATCGCATCGCGGTGGTATGTCTGGACCTGGGGCGACGAGTGCGCGATCCTGGCCGTCGGAAAAGACGACGCGCCCAGCCAGACGGATGATCAGAGCCCGGAAAGCACCAAGCTCATCACCACGGGGCGAAGTCATCCGGTGTTCCGATTTGGGCAGACAACGTCCCGGGATTTAAGCATCTCGGGGGCGTGGATCCCGCACCTTGATGCAGACGGCGACGATGACGCGCTGGACCGTCTGGTCGATGCGCATCATGCGATTTACCGAACGCCGAAAGGCCAGTGGTACCGCGTAGCCGTTACCGGAGTGAGCAAGACAATGCATCCGCTTGACGGATACGGCGATGTCACCATCAAACAGGAGGCGGAAACGGTATGACCATCGACTGGAAAGACGCCACGCGCGAGGACAGTATCCGCGTGCTGATGGTGGATCCGCATAACCTGGACGTCATACGGGGCGAGCTGTCAAACGTGCTGCTTGATGGGTGCAGTATCACCCAGGGGTACAACACCGACACGCGGATCAGCGGAAAGGTCAAGGCGCTGGAGAGCAACTATATCCCAGGCAGCTGGATCCGGATCATCCACGAGGTGGCAGCGGAGCAATACCGCGATGAGCTCGGGACCTTTGTCGTGACGAAACCGTCCGACAGCTGGGGGACTGGGGCGCACACAACGGACTACGAGCTGCAGTCTACCCTTTGGACGCTGTCAAAGGATCTGTGCCCGTACCATTACAGCATCGGAGCCGGAGCGTTTGCCCTGGACGCCTTCGACAGGATCTGCCAGGTGACGGGCCACGACTTCGTGCATCTTCCGGGCGCGCACAATACCCGATATAGCACCGCCAAGGTCTACGAGATGGGCGATAATTTTTTGACCATGCTTTTCGACATCTGCGACGCAAGCAACAACCGCCTCGACGTGGATGGCCACGGCCGCATCACCATCGGTCCGTATGTCAGCCCGCAGTACCGGACACCATCCTGGACACTCGACACGGACGATCCGCGCACGCTGGTACTGTCCGACGCGATCACCCGGGACAGTTCCGAAGCGGATGCCGCCGGCAGGTCCATCGTGACATACAGCAACAACGACGTCGAGATCTACGCGACGGCCGACGCGCCCAGCACATCGCCGTACAGCTATGCCCAGCGCGGCTACACTTATGCAGCACTGCACCAGGTCAACGACATGGCGCCGGCGACAAGGACCAGGGCGCAGGAACTCGCCCAGGAATACCTCAAGACCGACGCGTCGAGCACGGTCGAATGGAAGGTTTCGGCGTTGTATTTTCCGTGCCATGAGGGCGAGACGTTGGACTTTATTCTAGACGGTGTCAAGCATACCTGCCTGATCAAGAGCGTGGATCCGATCAATCTGCAGAACATGACCTTGACATTGACACTTAAGGAGTTAAACAATGGATGATCTTGATAGAGCGCGGCTGCTCATCGGCACGAAGCGGGCGGAATCATCCGCTGGATCAATGCAGCGGCCCACGCAGACCACGACGGTCACCGGTGTGGCCACGTCCGACAGTTCGGACGGGTATGTGTCCGTCGATATGGGCGGGGACACCGTCAGCCAGGACGATGACCAGAGCATCACGATACCGACCACTGTGCGCGTCGAAAAGGGCGACACGGTCCGCATATCGCTGGTAGGGTCCGATGGTACCGCGAAATCCCCGACAGTCGTCGGCGTGATCGGAGGCGGTGACCGGACTTACAAGCAGATCAACGCTAAAATCGACAACGTCGACGTGCAGTACGCTCAGAACAGTAGCGCTACCACGGCCCCGACATCCGGGTGGAGCACCACCGCCCCGACGTGGGTGGACGGGTTGTACATCTGGAGCCGGACCGCGACGACCACCGCATCGGGCACGACGTATTCCGACCCCGTGTGCATCACCGGGGCGAAAGGCACCACCGGGGACACCGGAGCAAACGGAAAGGATGGTGCCACCGGCATAGGCGTCTCGGCAATCGTCGAACAGTATTACCTCAGCACATCCAGCACGAGCTGCGCCGGCGGATCCTGGTCGACGACATGCCCGACCTGGTCAACAGGTCATTACATCTGGACTCGCTCTGTCATCACCTGGACAAACAACACCACAAGCTACACTGACCCCGTCCTTGCTGCCGCGATCAACCAGGCCAACGAAGCGGCGGCAGCTGCACTGCCGGCCGATGATTTTACCCGGGCGACGATTTTCAATACGCTGACCACGGACGGATCGATGCAGGGGTGGTTTTTCGGCAAGACAAATTCAGACGGCTCCGTCACTCGGGTGGATCCGGCCAACGTTGACGCGAGCTGTGACCTCTATATCAACGCGTCTTACGTGGTCACCGGGATATTGAAATCCCTGAACTACGTCGAGGACACCAGCGGGATGTGCATCAATCTGACCAACGGCCTGATCAATTCGAAAAATTTTGAAATTGATGAAAATGGCAATGTGACCGTATCTGGAAATATTAATCTGACCGGTACCCAGGTCATGCGAATACATAACGCGTCGGGTACCCAGATCGGAACAATTACTTTCCGCACAATTTCCGGTGAATCGTGGAGTCCTGGCGCTTTGCAACTGCATGGCTATGATTTTGTCACGTTGGAAGCCGGAGATACGTCAACCGATAAGGCCATTGGTCATATACGCGCAGGTGATGAAATTGTCGCTGAATTCGGCGTAAACACGGTCAACGGAGTAAAATCTTATTTCTTCGGTTTTGGTCAATACGGAACAGATCTGATATATACAGAAACGACGAATTCCAGCGGAGCGATAGTTACAGACGTATCTTATAAAGGCACAAGCCTAAAGAAAGTATCTGAAATGCCGCGTTTATACGCAGGAACAGCCGTTTGTAATGCAGGTAATACTTCAGTTCGACTTATAAGTTCTGCACAAATCAATAGTCATTTCGGAGTAAGTGACTCAAGTCCATCGAATACAGCTGTTTTTGTTGGAAATGGCGATGGTTCAGCTTCTTTGGCCCACTGTCAAGATGCCACTTACGTACCGGGGTGGCCCGGATGGTATGCAACTTTTGACAGGACGGTATCAGGCGCGATTCGCATTAATTTCTTAGTGGCTTATTTTGGATAATAGATAAAAGGAGAAATCAAAATGGCTTTAAAAAATACAACACAAAGTATTAGTTTAACGGCCCAAAGCGTAGTCGGGAATGAAACGATTTGCTATTTTACAGCAACAATGGCATCTGGCAACCCTGATAACGTGCAGTTCGGTAGAAGTATCGTAACAGGTTCGACCTATCGGGATAATCGGGCGCAATGTGCTACGGACCAGTCGGCTTTCGAAGACGCGGTTTATTCCGTCGTAGATCAACTTAAATCTAAGACCTCAGCCGCAAACAGCACTGGGAGCGCAACCGCATGACGAATTCAGAACTAATCGCAATTATTAATTGCATTGGTGCACTGCAGGATGTTTCGTTCCCGGTTTCGGTATCGTATAAACTCAGTCAGAATCTTGAAAACTGCATGATGGCCTATAAGCCGTATGAGCGGGAGTATGCGAAAGCAAACGGTGACGTCGTTAAAATTAAACAACTTCTTGAACTTGAAACGAAACCTGAAATTGTCAAAATTCCTATAAGCGCCCTTGATGCCATTGTACAAAGCGACATCCGGGTTTCAATGCGCGATTTAAACATTTTTAAACACCACGTACTGGAAGACGAGTTAAAGCTTGTCGATAGTGGGGGTGGTTCCGATGTGGAATAAAGACCGAAAGGCCTTTTTTATGACATAAATGGAGGTGCCCCTATGCCGGTGATTGAGTTAATCAAGGACGTCGGTGTCATTGCCGGGGTTGTTGTGTCGATTATAGCAATTATTACTGCGACGACGAAGCTTTCAACGACCGTTTCCCGGCTGGATACGACGATTCAAGACTTAAAAGAAACTCTGACGGAATTCAAATGTGACACCAAATCTACTTTTGAGCGAATCCACCAGCGGATTGATAACTGTGAGGACCAAATCAATGCGGCGAATCAGCAGCTCACGAAGCATGATGAGGCAATCGAGCTTTTAAAAAGAAAAAGAGAAAAAAATTGAAATTAACTAAAGATAATTTTGTGGAATGGCTAAAGGCCGCCGGCGTACGCGCCGTCAAGACCATGGCACAGACTGCCGTCGCTACGATTGGTACCCAGGCAGCTGCGGTGCAAAACGTTAATTGGGTTATGGTCGCTGG